GACGAAGTCAGCCAGGAGTATTTCCTATCACCGAAGATGATTGCGCACCTCGAAAAGAAAAAACATACCAATTTCAAGCCAAACTTAGTGAAACACTCAAAGCCAACGGCAATATGAACGCCGATGATACCTATATCATTCCTAAAACCGCAAGCACTCTTACAGGAGGAGGACACTCAGGAGGCTTACACTCCGATATGACGATAATACAAATAAATCCCTCTAAAGAATCTGGAGGTAAGCAACCATATCAACAAAATAGGGTATTTGACGAAAAAGGGATTAGTCCAGCTTTAACAAGACATAACAGCGACTACGCAATTAGTAGAATGCGCCGTCTCACAGAAATAGAATGTGAACGCTTGCAAGGTTTTCCCGATAACTGGACACAGTACGGCAACTACAATGGTGATATAAAGCCCATAGCCCGCACACAACGTTACAAACTCATAGGTAATGCCGTAACCGTGGATATAGTAGAATTAATAGCAAAACGATTAAAATTTACAACCCAATGAAGAAACAATCATTAAAAGAACAAGAAGTAATTGAGTTATTCGAGTACGCAGCACGCAACCTCATCAAGGAGTTTTGCCGCAAGCAAGACCTACAATTTGAATTTGATAATTACGATGTAGGTATGGGCATTATATGCTTATCCGATTACTTCTTCAATATTGAAGATATATACTTCGATATGAAGCACAATCTGCCCAAAGACAAAATACTGCAATGGTACGACTACCGACTAATGCACGACTCGAATATCAATTACAGCTCCTACTGTAAGGGGCTTAGAGAAGAATTAAAAAAGAAAGACAAATGAGCACTTTACATTTAACACTAAAAAAGCAATGGTTTGATATGATACTATCGGGCGTAAAGACAGAAGAGTACCGCGACATCAAGCCGTATTACAACCTTCGCCTTATCGGAAAAGAGTACGATACTGTCGTCTTTCGCAATGGCTATGCTCGTGATGCCCCAAGCCTCACCATAGAATTAAAAGCTATACGCTTTGGCACAGGCAAACCTGAATGGGGTGCAGAAGCCAATAAAAAGTACTTCGTGCTATACTTAGGGAATATTATTGATACTAAAAATATTGACAAATGAGAACAATCCAAGAACTCGTCCCACTCATTCATCAGTGGGCAAAAGAAAGAGAAATCTATGAGCAACTAACGCCTTTTGATGAACTCCTCAAAACACACGAAGAAGTCGGCGAACTTATCAAAGCGTGTTATGATAACGACAAACCAGCTATTCAGGACGCCATAGGCGATGTAATGATAACAATGATTAACTATTGTTACTTTATAGAATTGGATGCTATAAAGTATATTAAGCAAGCGGTTGATCTATCCGTAACAGGTTATTATACCATCTCATACGTGATGAACGCTTATAACGCTTTAGGTAGATTGATAAGCCTTTATGTGTGGAATGAAGGCAAAGAAATATCTAAACCAAGCGGACTTAGAGTATTTAGTATCCTACACTATCTCAACGGTATTGCTCATTTGGAAGGCACCACCCTTGAGGAGTGCCTAAACATCGCCTACAACGAAATTAAAAACAGAACAGGAAGAATTATAAACGGCAAATTTATCAAAGATGAAAAATAAAAAAGTAACAATTGACGAATTAGGAATAACAGTAAGATACCAAGTTAGATTTAGTGGTGAGGTTACTGAAAAAGTAGCAAAACAATTACAGGCGATGTACGATAAAGATGTGGAGTACAGTGAGGACGATGACCCTGTGGATGGTATGATTGACAGCTTAGAATTTTCAGAAGAAGAAGCTGATGAAGAAGAATAACCCTAAAAACAACAAGAAAATGAATAAATTGAATTACCCTACTTGGCTTGTCCCCTTAGATATAGCCCAAGAACTTAAAGGAATAGGTTTTGATGAACCCTGTACATTTGCTATTAATTACACACAATTAATTGAGCCCTTCCTTGTTCAGCACCGTAATAAAGGTTATAACGTAGTGTTTTGCGGTGAAATTAAAAATTTAACATACAAAACACTTGACAAGAATTTACTTGACAAGATTGCAATTATACCCACTTGGGAACAAGTCTTTGCTTGGTTCAGAAGCAAAGGTTATCACAGCACATTACACACTTATTCTGTAATGATGAATAATGTAGAAGAATTTCGATTCTACTACGAAATTAATAGCTGTCAGGAATATGTTGCAGCCCCTGAAGAATATTATAAAACCTACGAACAAGCCCAAGAAGCACTTGTGTACAAACTAATTGAAATCTATAAAAGTGAACAAAAATGAAAATCTACATATCAGGAAAAATTAGCGGCACAGACCTCACCGAAACCCGCAAACGCTTTGCAGCCGTAGCCGAAGCAACGAAAAGATTAGGATACGAGCCCGTAAACCCCTTAGAAAACGGACTATCAGAGCACGACAGCTGGGAAGCGCATATGCTTAAAGATATTGCCGACCTGCTGCAATGCAAGGCTATCTATATGCTACAAGGCTGGCAAGAAAGCAAGGGCGCACGTATAGAGCACTATATCGCTACCAAGAAAAGAATGCCTATAATGTATGAGGTAGAGCAGCCTATGATGAGCGAAAATGAGTAATCACAAAAACAAACATCAAGACGGGTATAAACCCCGTCTTTTTTATGGTAATATTTACAGTAAAACCTACTGCAATGTAACGTTGCAAAATGATGATAAACAAATAATTATATCAAAAAAGTGTAGGAATACTTCAAAGTTTTTTGTACCTTTGCACCCGAAAACGTAATGTAATAAATCAAAGTGAATTAAAATTTATTAGATAATGAATACCCTAATGCTTACATCACAAGGAATTACACCCAAAAAGACTATTACAAGCCTTGAACTTGTAGAGCAAATCAACCTATTCAGAAAAGAAGAAGGTAAGGATGTAGAACTACAACATAAGACTATGTTGGCTATTATTCGAGATGAATTTGAAGAGGAAATAGGTCAGCAAAAAATTTTGCCGACCTCTTATAAAGACCAATGGAACAGAGAACAACCTATGTTTGAACTCACTATTACACAAGGAAAGCAAGTGCTACTTCGTGAAAGTAAGTTCGTACGTAGGCACGTAGTAGCGTGGTTGGAAAGCCTTGAACAAACAATCAAGCCAATGACAGCAGGCGAAATATTAATGGCGCAAGCACAAGGAATGATAGCCTTAGAAAAAGCACAACAAGCACAAGCCAAGCAAATAGCCTTGCAAAATGAGCGTCTCACCAAGATAGAAGCAAAAATCACTACCAAAAACGAGGACTATTTTACCATATCAGGATACAGCAATATCATAGGCAAAAGAGTACCCTTGCAGTTAGCCATATCATTAGGAAGAAAAGCCGCAAAAATATGCGTACAACGCTCTATCCATACGATGCCAAATACGGCTTCGTTAAGAGTTATCCTACTGAAATATTAAGAGAAGTATTTGAAACAAAATAGACTACTATGAAACACCAAGAAAGCACCCTACAAACCACTTGCGTACGCTGGTTTAGATACCAATACCCGCAGCTCGTTATATACGCCGTCCCTAACGGAGGCAGTCGCAACGTTCGTGAAGCCCAACGCCTCAAAGCAGAAGGCGTACTGGCAGGAGTAGCCGACTTGGTAGTACTCCTTCCACAAGGCAAAAGCCTCTATATCGAAATGAAAGTAAAAGGCAATCGCCAAACGCAAAACCAAAAAGACTTTCAGAATAAAGCCATCGCACTGGGGCATACCTACGCCGTATGCTACACCTTCGAGGAGTTTCAGAAAGTAATAGAAAAATCCACTGCCAAGCCCGCAAGAAACATCACCTTAGAACACATAAGGCAATCCGTAGAAATCTCCACAGGCGAGCCACTAAAATCAAGCCCCCAATACCTCAAAGTCTTTTGTGGAATAGCTAAAAAACACTACAATGCCACCAATAAAGAAATAGCCAAATACCTACAAAAGTCATTATCCAGCATCTCCTATTACGTAAAACAAAACAGCCAGCTTACCGATAGCAAAGGCTACAAACTCTTGTTTAAAGATATAGAAAGCTCCTTCTTAGAACGTTGCAAATAAGTCTCTTTCTTTTTCATTCTTATTGTTTATTTAGTGTTAGCTTGCGCCCCCCCCCCCTTTTTTTTTGTGGGGGGGTTTTTTTTTTGTAATATATCCTCACATTATTCTTTGCCCTATTTGTTTATAGGGTGCAGTTTTTTATAGTGCAGAAAATTTTCCTCACATTATTCTTCACCCTCTTTTGGCTGCTCCTGTTCAAAACGTTCTTTCAGCTGCATACTATCAGCCTCCTTGCGTACGAGGTACTCAATAAGGTTCGCTTGCGACATTTCTTTTTTGTCAGCTAATTCTTTGAGGAGAGTAATGAAACTATCCGATACTCTAATGTTTAAAGCTTTGTCTTTTCTTCGTGCCATAATGTTAAGTATTACATTCCGCAGCAAAGGTACAATGTATTTTTATATGTATATACATTAATCTACACATTTAACAAAAGTTTAACACTAAAAACTTGCAAGTATAGTAAAATGTATATACCTTTGCACCGTCAAAATGATAGAACAAGTAATAACATTAAATACATTAATAGTATGAAAGCATTAGAATTAAAAGACCTCAAAGCAGGTAAATTTTACAAAGAAACAATTTCTGATAATAAGACTTATTACTTAGAAATATTATCAGAAGGGTATGAAGGTGATTGTAATCTAATATATGTAAATTACCAAGAAGGTAGGCTTGCAAATTTTCAAGTGTCTATAAAGGTAAATACCATAAGCACACCTATTTATTTTGAAGATTTGAGACCCTGTACTCAAAAAGAGTTCAAAGCAGCACTAAAAACGATAAAAGACAGTTTAACATTCTAAAAAAACAAAAACAATGGCTACAAAATTACAACAATGGTCTAACAGCCTCAAACGCAAAGCACGCAAAGAACTAACAGAGATTTACAACTGCTACGAGCCTAAAAAAGTAAAGTTTGTCAAAAACATTATCTTTTACCCCAATGGCAGGGCATCAAAAATAGGTTTTGCACACGATTATTCTTACTGGGCTTGGTAACACCTTAAAGACCTAAGCAAGTCTTTAAACTGCTTTTAAACTTAATTCAATAACCTTTTAAATCTATATCAAAATGAAAGCATTAAACAAACAACAAGAGATACAAGTATATTACGAATGGTGCTATAATAATTATGAAGTACGCACTAAGTTAGAACTCAAAGGGCGTGGTATAAAAAAATCAGAATATACTGAAGGCGTTTATTTTGTAACCCCAAAAGCACTTGAAAAACTTGAAGCAAAATACACTTGCGCACGTTATGATGTACATTCATTAAACAACTAATAAAAACAGACCTAAGCAAGTCTTTAAACTGCTTTTAAACTCAATTTAATAACATTTTAAATCAATATAAAAATGACAGCAACAGACAAAAAAGAAGAATTATACCTTTATCTTGGTTTACAAATAGGCTTTATAAAACCAATTGAACAAGTACTTAAAAACCTCAAAGAAGGCGTTTACGAATACGGTAGTGATGAAGCAATGAACATTCTAAATGAAAAGTTGCAAAACCTTACAAACAGTCTTCTTACAGCTCTTAAAGTTGATGTTAAGTGCCCTAAAATAGAGGGTACATTCACCAAAGAAAATGAAAAAAAGTTTATAAAATACTTTTCTTTCTTGCAAGAAGAATACAACAACTATTTAAACATTCTAAATGTCTAACCACAACGCCCTGAGCAAGGCGCAAAAAGGCTCAATATATCAGTAATAACCTTTAAACACACTATCAAAATGAAAAATACCGACAAAAAGAACGTTTTTACCCTTGCTTGGCAGTTTGCACGCCAAACAGGGTTATCATTTAGCGAATGCCTCAAAAAAGCGTGGGCAAATATCAAACTCAAAAGCAAAATGAGCACCCAGATAGTGCGCTTTTACTTTCAAAAAGTAGACGGCTCAACCCGTGAAGCGTGGGGTACATTACGCCCCGATTTGCTACCCCCCACCCAGCAAAGCCGCAAAAGCAATGACACCGTACAAGTATACTTCGATACCGAATGCCACGAATATCGCTGTTTTAAGAAGTTTAACCTTGTGAGTATCGCATAAAATCACTATATTTGCACCACGCAAAAAATGTCAAAAAATTGTCAAACTATCAGCATACACCACCACTGCAAATACCTTATCTTTGCACAAAAGATTTGCAAGGCGGGTAGTATCACAAAAAAGAATAACAACCATTAAAATATCAATCAATATGGCAAAAAAAATACAGTACACCCCCGAAATGAAAAAAGTAATTGACCAGTTAGGGCTTAAAGACGAAAATATAATGTACATTAACATTATTCGTGAACCGCTCGAACGTATCCTAAGTGGTGAAAAAACAGTTGAGTTTAGAGACCTTTCAGACTTTTGGCTCAAAAAAGTTGCCAACTTCAATAGCAAAGGCGAGTATGTAAGCGATAAACCTATCACACACATACTATTTCAAAACGGTATGGACAAACCTCCTCACGCCAAACGAGCCCTTGTTGAAATGAAGTACAACATTGACAAAGAAGAAAAGATTGAGAACCCCGACAGCCCTAAAACTCAATACATACTTAAAGAAGCCGAAAAAGAAGGCTTCGCCCCTGATGATACTTATTTAGCCATAGTACTCGGCAAAGTAGTTTTCAGAGAAAATATATAACTTTTTTCATCTCAATACCATAAGCACTGCAAGTCTTTTTACTGTCTTGCAGTGCTTTTTTATTTAGTAACCCATAAAATAATTATATTATGCCAAGAGGTAACATTGTACAACGAAGTGCCGTTTCAGCAGCTATCAAAGCTGAAAATAAAGCCATAGCCAATCGCCCTGCCAATTGGACGGCAAGAGAAGCACAGCGAGCCCACAGACGAGGTAACGCCAAAGCATTAGGGCGTGCAGGTCGTTCAAAAGTTTAATTCATTTGCTTATGTACTACGCCTTGCAGTCCATAAAAGAGCTCGCTACACAGACTAATGAGGTGATACTATTCCACTCCGCTACTGGTAAAGATAGCATCGCCTTGTTAGATTTGTGTTACCCTTATTTCTCTAAAATCACTTGCGTATATATGTATATGGTCAAAGACCTCGAACATATCAATAAATACATTCTATACGCAAAGCACAAGTACCCAAACATCACATTCCTGCAAGTACCACATTACGCCCTTTCTCAGTACCGCCGAGACGGCGTACTCGGTTGCCGCAAAGACCCCACCCAGCGGGTATATCAGCTTTCCAACATTACCGAAATGGTCAAAAAGAATACAGGCATACAATGGGCAATATTCGGCTTTAAGCAGTCCGATAGCCTCAATCGCCGCCTTATGCTCCGCACCTATCGTGATGAAATGTTTGCCGACAGCACCCACAACCTATATCCACTATCAAAGTACAAGAATGCCGATGTAGAAAAGTATATCAAACTCAAAAAACTCATACCACCCATAAAATATGGCGAAGGGCAAAGTCAAGGTACAAGTGTAGGTAATCTACCTTTCCTACTCTACTGCAAACGCTTTCACCCTGCCGACTATCAAAAAGTAATAAAAGAGTTCCCACAAGCCGAACGAATAGTATTTGAATACGAAACCTATAATCTATAAACAATGAAAGTTAAACAAGCACAATCAATCACCATACAAAGAAGCCAAATCAATTTCGCTTCCTACAATCCCCGCCGCTTATCCGACACCGCAAAAAAGAAACTCAAAGCCAACCTTAAACGCATAGGGCTTGCAGGAGGAATTGTTTGGAACGAAACCACAGGCAACCTCGTATCAGGACACCAACGACTTTCTATTATAGACGAAATAGAAAAATACAATCCTGATACCCACGAAAATGACTACCCTATACGTGTGGAAGTCCTACATCTATCAGACAAAGAAGAAAAAGAACAAAACATATTCTTCAACTCTACCACCGCACAAGGTGAATTTGATAACGACCTATTAGCTGCACTAATCCCTGAAATAGATTATGATCTCGCAGGACTTGATGAAGCTGATATAAACGTACTCATTGCCGATGTACCAGTATTTGATATAGCCGACTATAACCAAGCAGTAAAAGACGACTTCCGCAACCTCGAACAAATCACCGATGAAGAACGCCTCGCACGAAAAGAAGCCGTAAAACAAGCCAAACAAGAAACCAAAGACAGATTAGCACAAGAAGTAGCAGGAGACCCATATATCACCCTTTCATTCTATGACTATGAAAGTAAGCTCTATTTTATGGAAGTACTCAAAAACAAAATAGAAGAAGCAAAAATAATATATTCTGTACACCCCGATGATAAGTATATCAAAGGCGAAATCATTCAACAAATCATAGAAAATAGTTAAGAATATAACAATATTAACAATATGAAAAAAAAAGTAGGTAGAAAGCAAGAAATAACCGATGAAATGATAAAAAAAGCACTCATCGAAACATCAGGGCAACCCGTAAAAG